ACATCATATTGGTGGAAATTGAAAGTACCATCCATATCGGTGATTTCATCATTAGATGTGGTAATTGTACCAAATCCTGCAAAATCTACAAAGTATACTTTCTTTATGCCACCAACCGCATCTTTACACGGTTTTTTGCGACCCCCTGTTAAAGTACAAGCCATATTAAAAATATTAAAAAAGGGTAGGCAGGCTCAAGGCTCACCTACCCTTATGTTAAACAATTACCCTGTATTATACTGTTGAGTGGTACAATACGATATCTGAACCAATAGCGTGTTGGATACCAGCAGTAAATCTCATTACTACTCGTACATTTTGACTTCCGTCAATATCCGCCATATCGATAACTTTGACTTCGTTGTGGTCAGAAAGCAATCCAGTTCCAAAGAATAGATTTGATTTCTCAGCCGCAATAATAGTATTGTTTGCAAGGCCATTAGCCACAAACAATTTTACTCCGTCAAAAGATAAATCGCCACCAGCATACCACTGAGTACCTTTAGCATCAGTACCATTTGATCCAAGTGAGCTAGCAAATCCTCCTAAAGCCCTCACGTAGGCTCTAGCTACGTTTTGAGAGACATAAATGTAAAGATCGTCATTTAGGTATAGTGTAGAAGGTATTGAGTCTACAACTTTACCTAATTCAGTTATTGCATTAGATGCTGTTACAGTAGTACCAGTAACGTCGTTTACTGTAGAATCTGCACCTAAAGTAGTGAAGAATCCATCAAACTGTCCTGCTGTTGCGTTAGTACCAGACCAAATATTGTTCTCCATTCTTTGGGCCACCTTGGAAGCAACGTGTCCGATTAGAAAGTCAGAAAACTTGGGAGGTAAATCGTCGTGAGCAGAAAACCCTTGAGAAATTGCTTCCCAATCTGAATTAAAATCCTTTTTACACAACTGCAGATTTACTTGAAATTCTTCTGGTTGAAGGATTCTTTCTGTTAGTGTTAAAGTAGATGATGCGTCAAAGTCGCAAGTAGCATCCTTTACGATATCGTCAGTCGCTACTTTTTTCAAGACCTCTTTGAATTTTACATTTGGCTTGATTGTGATACCACCGTTGTCAAGTGTATTTCCGCTTAAAAGAGCAGCTGAAATGTATTCTCCAGCAAATTCACCTGCGTATGTGGTAGTTATTGAATTAGTTGTTGCCATTTTATTAAATTATTTTAAAATTAACCAGTTGCTGTTAATGCTCCTGAAGTAAGTGCGTTACCAAAAGCAAAGTAATTTGTTCCATCAGAAGTGATTTCTACAAAGTCTCCTAGATTGTCTGCAGTATGAACAAAATTAATTTGATCTGCTGCGTCTACGTCTACCACTGCGCCAGCTACAATTAAGCTACCTTCGATTTTATCCTCTCCAGCTGTAGGAGCAGCGATTACAGTGTTTGCAGAAGACAAGCCTCCTGTAGTTACGAACTTAAGCTGTAGTCCAGCAAAAGGTTCAGGTAACGTCACAGTTCCGCCTGTTCCTGACACTTTAAATACTTTTCCGCTATCAGCTGCTGTTAATGCGCTTCCTACAGAAATAGCCTCATATTTAGAAAATATGCGGGTTACGTCATTTGAAATAGTTGTTGCCATCTTTATTGATTATTATTAATTTTTGCAATTTTAGCTAAAACTCTGTCTTCAGTGGTCATACCTCTGTTTTGACTATATAGTTTTAGTTTTCTTTCTAACTTGGATTCTGGAGTATGTACAATTGGAGCCACTTCCTCTTCTACAGCGGCAAGCTCCTCTTTAGGTACATCTTGATTCATTTTGTCCTTTCCAGCTCCCATATCAGTCATCATTTTTTCGACCATAGCTTTGAGTTCAGAAAACTCTTCTTTGGTAACGAATTTTGACTCTGGACTCTTTCCAGTATCTTCTTCCATCAGACCTTTCTGCTTATCCTCATAAGCTAATTCCTCTTCTTCCTCTTCAGACAAAACGATTGTTTTTACATCTTCTTGAGTTTCTTCTACAACCTCTTCATTAGTTTCGGCTGTGGGAGTTTCTTCGGTGTCATCTACCTTTTCATCAGTATCTTGACTGCCCAAAAGTACGTCTTTGAGCTTTTCTACAATTTCTGTTGCTTTCATATAAAGAATATATTAATACGTATATTAATATTACTAAAAACAATAATATCTGTTGTATTTTTAATCTACTGATGGAAAGCGAAGTAGTGTGCCGATTGAGTTCCGTTGTCTACAATAGTAAATGGGCCAGCAGTTCCTCCACTTGTTGTGTAAGCTCCAGAAGAACCAAATTTAATTCCTCTAGAAGTCCAGTTAGATGATGCACCTGCTCCATAAGGGGCGGCTGGGAAACTACCTGTAGTTGCTGGCTGAGGGAAAGTAAATGTTCCAATTCCTCCTTGAGTCTCTAAAAAGGCTAAAGAAGTATTGCTAGGATTATAAAACCTAAAGTTTTTGCCCGTTAGGAAAGAAAACGTAGATCCTAGCGTTACACTCTGTTCTGCTAGTTTTGCTCCTATAAATAAAGCTAAATCATCAGCTAAGGTTGCACCAGTTACTGGATCGTTTGCAAAAATAGATATCTCTGGTGTACTTGTAGTAAAGTCAAAATCTATTGCAGCATATTGACCAGCGGCTGTAGTTACCGCTGGGATAACTATAAATGGCTGAGTTGCTGTGGTAGAACAATTTAGTGTGCTTGATGTGTTTGTATATCCACTTGGGACAGTAATATTTACTGTAAGTGTTCTAGAAGTGTTTACGCTAACAGTAGCAAAAGATGATGGGCTAGTTGAGCTTATTGTACCAATATCTATAGAAGGAGTTGTAACAACTCCGTTAGCTGCTACTGCAAAACCACTGATTGTAATATCACTACAAGCCAAGGTTGGAACGGTAAGTGGCTGGGTTGCTGTAGTTGTACAAGCTACTGTACTGCCTGCGTTGAAATATCCAGTAGGAACGGTTATGTTTACCGTTAATGTTCTTACAGTATCTACACTTACTGTGCTAAATGAAGAAGGACTAGTGGAGGCAATAGCACCAACACTAATACTAGGGAGTGTTACTGTTCCGTTAGATGCTACTGCAAAACCTGTAAGAGTAACGTCTGAACAAGTAAAGGTAGGAGTAGCAGATTGAGTCGCTGTAGTGGTACAGCTAATCTGCTGACCAGAATTATTAAATCCAGCAGGAGAAGTAATATTTACTGTTAGTGTTCTAGTAGTCCCTGTATCTACGATACTAAAACTAGATGGACTTGTAGAAACTATAGTACCTGTGTTTATTGTAGGGACTGTTACTGTGCCATTTGCAGCAACAGCAAAGCCCGATAAAGTTAAGTCTGTACAATCAAACTCTGGGTTGTCTGGATTTACCGTTATTGTTCCAGATCCAGATGCATTTTGATTTACTAAAGAACCAATACCCTGGTTTATTAATTCACCCTCACAGCATTCAATAGAATAGGTTTCTTCGTCCGCACAAAGACATCCTCTTCTGGCATCTTGAGGTGACGAAGTTCTACCGCTATAGTCTCTTCTTTTGTGAGCCATTATAACAATTTGATTACACTAAAGGTAGCTTTAGGGTGCTTGCTTGGTAGCAAGTCATTATCAGTAACATACTTTGCATTCTCAGGTCTTTTGTTTCTTACTAAGTACAAGAAAGCGTTAACCCGTGCAAAAGCCCACTGAGACGGGCTATTAACACGTGGGCTGCGAGATGTATTAAAAGCTCCAAGACCACGCTGAAAAACAGAGGCAAGCATACCAACAGTGACACCATACCCAATTTTCTTTTTATACCTTTTGTTAAATTCATCAGCTTTCTTTTGTAATGTAGCTCTGTCTTTAGCAGATACTTTTGCTCCTCTTTTTCCTTTAGCAGTACCCTTTGCGGTTCCCTTAC